CGGTCAGCGATTGTGGACAACACTTCGGTAAGTGCGGGAGCGGTAGCATGCACAGCCGTAAAGTCTTTGTCATCGGCTTGGACCGCCATCGCACTGGAACTCGATCCGGCGACCATTGCCGCCTCATCATCCAATAACAACCAACTCATGATGGTCGGTTGCGGAACCTAGCCCGTGCCTTCTAAGTAATTCTGTATGGCGAACTCACTGACCCAGAATCCGCTACAGATCAACACGACGGCAACAATCGCGATTGCACGTCCGATTTTGGCAAGACGCATTGAATGGTATGTTCCGCTCACAGTCGGCGCGACGGTTATCGCGGGAGACTTGAACGGAAATATTCTATTTGAAGGAACTTGCGAAGTTTCATTACAGAGCCAGATTTTGTGGACGGGGCCGCAAAAGTTAACGCTTCCGGGTAAGGTTGGGAACCCCAACGGTTCTTGGCAGGTGTCAATTACGAGCGGAACTTTACTAATCTGGTTCTAGGGAATAGGCTTAGAAGGAGTCTCTATGGACATCGTTCGCAAGCGCGGCATCAAAGGATCGCAGGGAAATGAAGTCTCCGAATACTCGGACATCATTGCGCGCGCGGGCTCGTGGCAATACGGAAACGATGCGCAATACCTTGCTATCGAAGCGGAGAAAAAAGAAGAAGACGAAGCCTTCGGCGGCATGAACGATTTTAACGGACGCGAAGATGAAGAGCACGACCCTGACGGAATCATGGGAGGAAAGTAATGGAAGCTTTCAAGCACCACGACCAGCTCGTGAAAGACAATCCGAGCGGCATGAAAACTCTCGACAATCCGCATAACTTCTCATCCAATCCCGGATTCATGTCAACTGGTGGAATGCTAGGAGCTTCGACTCCAGCGGGAGGCGGCGTGATTCGCGGCACTTCCGCAAGGGGGTCGGTTCAAGGAAGCCCAGCAAGGCCCACAGGGAGCTTCAACACGAACAGCGGCGGCTCGCGGCCAGTCGGCAATCCAGCGCGGCCGGTCGGCAGATTCAACGAGGGATGATCGACCCGATACGGGATCGTGGGGCGGAACAGACCTCAATCCGCAGGGCCCAGGAGAATCGACCACATGACAAACTCAAAATCAGTAGCACTCGTGAATAGCTCGCATCTCGGATAGATCATGGAACATCGTGACGATGGTTTAATGGTGGACTTCGGCGGCAGCGAACTCACCGACAGCGGGCAGCGCCAAGGCAATCGCACGATTGTCTACGATGCCAAGCAGGAGCGAGAACTCCAGACGCTCAGCCAAGAAACGCGCCTCATGCACGCGATGAACGAAATTCGGGAGTACACACCCAAGAGCATGAACAAGTATGACCGCGAGATGTTTAACGTCATGTGCGAGAAAATATTCGCCAAGCACGGCATCACGCCAGACATTTACGCATCTCAGTTCGGTCATCTCGGAACGCCTCAGAATTTGCGCCGATGAAATTTTCTCTCGTGCCTTCTATTAATTTCGTACGAAGGATTAAAACTATGGCTACGAAAATGTTGTCGGTTGGTCTAAGCATCGAACCCGCCACCAAATCGACTTTGGTAATCACTCCGCTGAATCTCAACAACACGCTGACTGTCGGCGTGGGGGCTCCGGGAAACCCAATCGCAATAGTTTCGGGCGGCGTCAAGCCTTACACCGTTGCTCCGAGTGCCGGCAGCGCAGCACTCCCCAATGGACTCTCATTTACCGTGGACAATAACGGCAACATTTTTCTGGCGGGAACTCCGACAGAAGCCGTGGCGTCAAACTTGCAAATTCTACTTGACGTTTCCGATTCATCGGCGTCAACTGTGACCGCACCCGCACCTGTTGCGACCGCAGCCACGCCCACAACTTCGAAGAAAAAGGCGTGGGGAGAGAAGTAACCCATGCATCCGTGTCACGAAGAATTCGAATTTATTGTCCGAGTACCGAAAGGAATTAACATGTCACAGGTTCAGTTTTCCGCAACTTTCAATGTCACTTCCACCGCTTCCTCGCTGACCATCACGCCCAGTTCTGGCACCTTCAATCTCACCGTTGGCACCCCGGCAGATGGCATCGCAGTGGCAACCGTTTCGGGTGGCGTGCCGCCCTACACCTACAGCATTGATCCGGCTTCTGGTCCGCTGCCGACTGGCGTTACCTTCGTGGAAGATCCGACCAACACGATTGTCACCCTGGCGGGAACTCCGACCGTGGCGGGAGCTTCGTCCACCCCCGTGCTGCTTGATGTGAACGACTCGGCATCTCCCAGCGCATCGGCTCAACTTAAAACCGCATTCAGGGCAATTCGATAACAATGAAGCCGCCGAAAATACCGAAGGGCCATCCAATGAGCAGCCCGTTCCGCGCGTCCGAAGGGGACGGGCATCTGCTCAATGAGTCCTACAAGATGCCGCCTCCGAATGCCATGGGCGAGAACCACTCGTACATGCATCCAGTCGTTGGCGGTAAGGCTCTGGATATCCCAAAGCTCTCAGCAAAGCAGAACAAGCCTGCTGGACCTGTAAAGACAGGCAAGAACACTTTTTAGGAGGCATCATGGCGAAACTTGTGCAACCCGGAAACGCAATGCCGCTCGGTCGCAACCCCGCTCCGAACGGAACGCGCTCGCGCGAGGACGAGATTATCTCCAAGACAAAAACCTTAGCCTTCCCTGAAGGCGAAATTCTGAACCTCGAAAACTTCGGCACTCGTGGCGCCTACAACACGATTGCGGCCATGGAGACGGAGTGCGGCAAGGATCTGCAAGAGAGCTACCGCGCTCAGTTCTCGGAATCGGCGAAGTACACCGAAAAAGTTAACGATCGCTAGGTTTTCCCGCGCAACACGCCTGGGGTGACCAATCGGGGGATTGGTCGCCCCGATTTTTTAGGTGACTCACGATGAGCGTTGAAAGCGTACTCGGCGATGCCAAGGTGGCCCAAACAATGCGAGAGTACAAGCGCGGAACTCTCCGAAGCGGTTCCAAGGGCGGTCCTAAAGTCAAAGGAAAAAAGCAAGCTATTGCCATTGCCCTCAATCAATCCCGCCGAGCCAGAGCAAGCAAAACTTCTTGAAATCGCACGCTGGCCCCTCCTAACTGAAGTTCAGCAATCAGCACGCGAACGCGGACAGCGCAACCTGTACTTTTTCTGCCATGACATTTTAGGCTACAAAGACATGTTGCCGCGCGTGCACCAGAGCGTCTGCGACGTTTACGGCCCCCCGCCCGATCTAACCAAGCCATTCGAAGATCAGGACGAAATTCACAACTACCTGATTCTCGATCCGCGCGGCGAATTCAAAACTTCCATATCCATCGGCAAGGCCTTGCAGAACTGGGTGAACTGGCCAGAGATTGCAACGCTTCGCATGTCGGGCATCGAAACACTCGTCAAGCGCACGATTCAAGAGACACGTTCGCAGCTTCTCAGCAATTCCCTTTTGCGTGAACTCTACCCTGAAGCAGTGCCATGGAGCGAGAAAAAAGGCGAACAGGGACTTGCGCCTTCGGACTTCGGCACGGCCTATGGACTGACGCATCCGATGCGCAAGAATCCACGCCGCGAACCGACGTTGACAATCTCTACGCTAGAATCTGTCAAGGCTGGTTCTCACTATGAATGGGTGACGGGAGACGATCTTGTCCACGAAAAAAACTACCAGACGCGGGATCTCCTCCAAAAAACAATTGACGACTGGGACCTTGCAAGAAACCTACTTAACCCTCGCGGATATCGCGAACTACTCGGGACCCGATACGATTGGAGTGATCTATACGGCCGCATCAAAGAAACCAACAAAGGCTCGTGGCGCATCCACGACCGGCCGATCTGGACAGAAGACCTCGAATATGCAAAAGGGAACGGATTCCACATCCCGGAAACCTACCTCCCCGGAGACTTGATCCATCTCCACCCAGAACGCTGGACGCTTCGAGAATTGCTCGAAATCCAGAACGACAACCCGTACCTGTTCAACTGCCAGCGCCTGAACAATCCCGTACCGGCAAGCGCCGACAACTTTCCAATGATGGAAATGGTGAAGCACACGGTGAAGCGCGAGAAGTACCCAGACACCGGCTTACTGAACATCTTCATGGGATGGAAATTCGATTTCACCGATGCAGAAGCGGAGCCAGCCGTGGGTGTGGTGGGAGGCTGGGATTCGAAAGGCCGGCTGTTCCTGATTGATCTGGTCATGGGACGATTCAAGCCTTCGCAGATTATTGATCTGATGATCGTGTTCTGGCAGAAATGGCCCATCTCGCGCATGGTTCTGGCCGACAACAAGAGAGAGCGCATGCTGGAACCGGGACTGCTAAGCAGGCTTCGACAGATGCGGCTGTCGTTCCCTATCGACTGGGTAAAATTCGGCGGCCAGGATCAGACCGAAGATGCAATGATTTCCTATGTTCTGGCTCTGGAACCCCTGCTTCGCGAAAATCAACTGTGGTTCCACGCAGAATTGCCGCACCTGACGAATCTGTATTTGCAGTTCTCGCGCTTCCCGAAGTTCAAATTGCGCGGCATCCCCTACGCGGTTTCGCGCCTCATGCACTACCGGTCAATGACTCGATCGCTGGGAGATGCGGCGGTCTATGGCTCGGAACTCTACTCCCCAGCGCTGTCATGGGACAAAGAAGATATGGAGCTGGGCGCGGGGCTGACCGGTTAGGCCGTGCCTTCTAAGTAATACATACCCATGGCTCTCATCGAATCGCCTATCAGTTTCGCCAAAGAAATCAGAGCCAATGAGGTTCCGCTTCCGCCTCAGCTTCCCGAAAACGAGATTGCCAAGGAATTAGTTCTCAAGGATCTGAACCGCGGCGAGTACTACCTTCTAGCGAAGGGCATGAGCGTCGAATGGGACGCGGACGACCGTTTGTATCTCTTTCGCGTTCCGCAGGGATTCTGGGAAGGCTCTAGCGTCCCACGGGCCTCTCTAGGCGTGCCTCTGATCTACGAACACATTGAAAGCCTGATGCCGCAGGTCATGTCCGCACTTTTCGCGGACGAGCCGCCATTCGAGATTATCTCGCGGCCAAAGACGAAGCAGGACGTGGCGCGGGCGAACAAGGAACTCATCAGCTACCAGTTGACCCAGATGAATTTCCGCGAGGAGTTGCGGAAGTGCATCAAGGAACTCATGGTCTATGGCACCTGCTACATGCGGCTGGGCTGGCGGCGATATAAGAAGCCAGTCCGCAAGCGCGTGCGAACCGGGACGCCGACCGTGACCATGACCAACGGATTGCCCGTTAAGAGCTACGCCAAAGGCTCAGGCACATGGAAGATGAAAACAGAAATGGTGGAAGTTAACGAGCCATTCTGTGAATCGGTGCATGTGCGCTACTGCATCCCCGATCCGAAACTTCGCTGCCCTGACGTGCGCAAATCCAAAGGGCCATTCATCCACCGAGAGTACATGAGCGTCGAAGCTCTCGAAAAGAACTTCCGCCAGGTGCCAGGAAATTTTCTGCCTGACACCGAAACGCTCAAATCTTTTTTCGATCAGCCGAAAGAATCTCCAGAGCGGTCGATGCTCGAAGGTCGCTCAACGACGTCCGTGATGAACACCGGAATTTCGTCGCTCGACTTGAACATGGAATTCAAGGCGATGCCGCGCTTTCAGGAATCGACTGCGGACCCGAACAAAGAAGAACTCGAAGTCGTGGAGTACTGGAACGATACCAGTCACTATGTTCTACTGAATCGCAAGCTGGTCATCATCAACGAGCAGAACACATTCAATGAAATCCCTTATCGCTCCTGTTGCTTTACTGATGTTCTCGACAGCTTCTTTGGCATTGGGCTGGCGCGGCTACTCAAGGGCGAACAGCGGCTTCAGCAAGGCATTATCAATGGCCGTCTTGATGACCTCTCTCTGCGGCTATCTGGCAGCTTCATTAGAGTTCGTGGTTCGAATACTCCCGCTCAGCAATTAAGGCTTCGCCCCGGCGGGATCATGGACACGGACAACGCAGACGGAATCAAGATGATCGAGTATCCGCCTGCTCTGCAAGATGCGTTCACCGAAGTCGAAGCATCGGACTCTCGCGCTCAGCGGCGAAGCGGAGCAAATGAACTCATTACCCAAGGCGGCCAGCAGGGCCCAAGCTCGATCACGCGCACGGCCACGGGCATGAATGCGCTCTCGGCTGGCGTCGGCGCACGACTCGGATATCTGATCGACTTCATCTCCGATCTGATTTTCGTACCGACTCTGGAATTCGTTCAGGAGTGCAACTCGAAATGGCTGGACGAAGAAACAATCTCGAACATCCTCAACGACGAACTTGCACACGACTACCAAGGCGATATGCTCGATGTGGTCAATGCTAAAGTAAAGTTTCGAATGCTGGCCTCAGCCAAAGCGAAGGCGCGTCAAGCTCTCTCGCAGAATCTTCAGATTATGGCCCAAACGTTCCAGATGGCTCCAGTGCTCGAATCATTGCAGGCTCAGGGGAAAACATTTGACTGGACGGAGTATGCTCAGGGCGTAGCGGATATTTCAGAAATCGCAGGCACGCAGAAGTGGGTCCGCGACATGACCGCGCAGGAGAAACAAGCCTTGGCGAATAAGAACGAATTC